AACACTATAATACATCCATTACGTGTTGCTTGATCCTGCCATTTACTAATCATACTCATTTGATGTTGTTTATGTCCTTCACCCGGACCATATACATTTGTGTATCTAAATCCTTGAATTATTGTTTGAAAATTTTCTACTCCAACATCTCTAATACTTTTATCAATTAAATATTTGCTCCAAGCATAAGGTGTTTGAGGCAGGCATTTTGAGTCTTCTCTAAAGCCGTCCATACCAGGACCATAAACTGCACTACTACTTGCATATTGTAAATTTACACCATATTGATCGCAAACTTGTATTAATCTACTTGTAAATTCAAAATTTTGTGCCCAAACTTTGTCTACATCTTTTTCTGTTGTATCACTTATAGCACCTAGATGAATTACCCAATCATATCTAGTTACATCAGGTATTATATTAGGTACCCAATCAAAACCGTCAACTTTATGTCCTTTACCTAAAAAATAATGGACTATATTTTGTCCTATAAATCCTCTATGACCCGTTACTAGTATCTTCATTTATTCTTCCAATTGTATAACTTGAACTGTAGCCTTCTACAGTAGGAAACAGTCTTACTTCTGCTAAGTCATGTCCTACAACTTCTTCTACAGTATAATCACCGCCTTTTACTATGTACTTAGGCTTGATTTGTTTTATTATATTATACGGTGTTTCTTCATCAAATACAACCACTTTTTTGATAAAAGGCAAAGAAAACAGTGTTTCATATCTTGTTTTCTCATCATTGTATGGTCTAGTTGCACCTTTTAATTTTTTTACACTTTTATCACTGTTTAATCCTACAACAAGTTCATGTCCTAGAGATGATGCATACTTTAATAGCTCAATATGTCCTTTGTGTATTATATCAAAACAGCCATTTGTAAACACTATTGTATGTTCAACATCTTGTTTTGTTAAAATGTAAGTACCACTATGCTTTACACTTTCAGTTGATCCTTTGACAGCAACTTTTAAGCAAGTTTCATAATCATAACCTTGTGTTAGTGCATATACAAAGCCTGCTAGGAAACAATCTCCTGCACCTGTAACATCTGAAACTTCAACATTATCTACTTCTACTTCATAGTTTTTACCATCAATATTAGCAATTACTTCTTCGCCTGCATTAGTAGTAATAATGTTACCTTGCCATTCATCAAAACCTAAATCATGAAATTCATTGTAGTTAGGTTTCACTAGCCAAGCGTTCTCATAGAACCAAGCATTTTCTTTTGGATCAACAATTACTTTGCAATTATACTTGTTAATATGTTTAATAATGTCTTTTGCTTCATCTAATACGCCTTTGTTATAATCACTTAACACAACATAATCATATTGAGAAAAATCTGTTTCTTGGACTTGTTTTAGTACATCCATTCCATTTGCTGGCTTGTCGTCGTCTATACGTGTAATGTAATGTCCATCACACATTATTCTTGTTTTGACACTAACTTGTCCTTGAGTTTCGAACATAGTTACATCTACACCCAAACTTTTTAGATTTTCATAAACAAGTCCTGCACCGCCTTTTGTTTCTTTTTCTTCTATATAAGTTATTACAGGAACAGGTGCTTCTGGACTTATCCGACTTGAAGTGCCGTAAATATATTTGTCGATGATGACATCACCGATTACTAAAACTTTATTCATCTTTTTCTAATATCTGTATTAAGTCAAAAACTGTTTGTAATTTTGTAATATTTTGTTTACTTTGTAGAGTATTACGTAAACCTAAGTGTAAAGGCTTTGGCCACTTACCAAAACTTACCCAAGCGTATCCATCATGCTCATCATTAAGTGTTGGAATGAATTCTTTCTTTACTACGCAAAGGTATGTGTGAAAATTGAATCTTTCATCATTAGAAACAAAAGTTTCTAAAGGTATTGATTTGATAATTTCTGGATCAAAACCAAGTTCTTCGTTTATTTCACGTTGAAGTGTCTTCCAAGGTGTCTCAGCTGTTTTACCCTTGCCACCTACAAGGCCCCAAACGTTATTTTGTTTTGTTTTTGTTCTGTGGAGCATCAAGAAACGTTTTGTTTCTAATGAATATAATAGGGCTCCACTGCATGATATATCCGGCATGCAAGTACTTATTTTACAGTACTATACGCCAGCTTCCGTTTTGGTATTCGCCTTCGAAGCTCAATACCCATTCAGCATCTACATATTTGTACTGTACACCTGTGTTTAGATTGGTTGTATATACAATATTGTCTGTAGCATTTGCACTAGCATCAAATATGATTTCCCATGCAGTACCTGTCCATTCAATAATATCATTAGCACCAGCTATAAAATCAGTGCCGTTTGCGTTTTTCCAAGCAGTTGGACCTATTGATAAACCTAAGTTTGTTTGATTTTGGTTACCTATATCATCAAGTATTAATAGACGTATACCCACTGCTTTATCTTGTGTAGGATTAAATTTTTGTGGATCAATAATAAAATCTACAGTGCCAGCAGTTTTAGTAGGACCTTCTATAATTGTATTGCTTGGTATAGTATCACTATCCCAATTAACTATCAACTGTGTTGGATCAGTTGCATTAATAGCAACTGTACCATTAACACTAGAAGCCATGTCAGTGCGTTTCAATTGTAGTTGAGATACACCAGCATTATATTTGCCAGGCATTGCTTTGAAGAATTGTTCCCATTCTTCTACTCCAGTATTTCCATTTTGTCCTAGCGTTGCTGTAGTGCCTAACACAATTAAATCATAATTTTTGTAAGTTGTAGACACAACTGATTCATTACCCGCTTTTTGTAATGTGCTTGGAGATTTTTTACCTTTAGCAGTTTCTTTCATACTAGTTTCTGCTTCTAGTCCTTGCTTATCATTGTACGCACCTAAGGACGGACCATCATTGCCTAAACTAATTGTACCATTGCTTTCATCAAATATACTCATAACAATGTTTGTTATAACACCCATCTTCTTGACTTTAACAGGAGGTGCTAGATATATTGGTGTTGAAAACACAAGTGAACCAACATCTATTTCTGATTCAGTTCCAACTGGTATACTTCTACTACTAAATGTAACACTATCTAAATTTACAACTGTTAAACTAGTCCAGTCAATGTAATTGTCAGTAGTTTGTATTTCTAAACTAGGGTTGAACAGCATTAATATCTGTTCCATAATTTGTAATTTTTGATCTGTATTAGTTGACCAAATATCACACTTGACAGTTAAATTATATGGTGTTGGCATTAAGCGTTCAACTGTATAATTCTTACCTTGTGTGTTTAAATATTCAGCAGACTCGCTATCGAAAGCACGTTCTCTAATGTGTACTTTACTTGTATAAGTTGGATCAGCAGTGCGATCCCTGTCTATTGCTAGGTCTTGTATGTAAACACCAATACGTGGTGCACTTGGTATTTTGTTCTCGCTATTGTCTCTAATGATACTAGCAACTTGTCTAGTTATATCACCATACATTGTAGGAACTTGTGTAAGTTTACCGTCCCCATCTTTATAAGAAAAATTACTCATTAGTCTAATTATTTGAGTAAGATATCTTCTAATTTGTCCGTCGTAAAAATGTTGCATTAATTATCTGCCTTTGGTTTAAGTGCTTTACTTAAACTTTGTCTTTCTTCAACTGTTTCGCCACCAATGGTAGATGATGCAGTATTATTAATAAATCCTGTTTTTTGTGTTTGTCTTGTATCTGAATTTGTCATAGACATTCTAACGTTATCTTCCATTTTCACCCAACGTTGACTATCGTATCTAAATAATCTATTTGGCATGTAATCAGTCCTTAAAAAATAATCTCCTTCAACGCTTTGTGTAGGAAAACTTATGCCATGTCCAAATGCTTCTCCGTTTGGTGCTATACCATCACCAATTAAATATCCTTTGTAACCTTCACGTTCAGGTGTTTGATCTAATCTACTTGCATCAAAACTTGCACCTGCATGACTAGCATCTATTTCATTTGTATCAACTGTTGCTAATTCAGGCTTTCCTGTATCGTCAACTTGCAATGTATATAAGTGCTGTGTATTGTAGCCCGATTTCGGTGCGTCGGCTTCAGCTTGTGCAATAACAGCATTATTAATTTGCATTTCTTTTTCATATGTACTAAGCACATCACGAAGTGTTTTATCACTTCCTTCTTCACTAGGCAAGTCTAGTATCTCTTTATATTCTTGACTATCAACTATTTGTTTAAGTTTAAGCCTATATAAATGTGGATACCAAGTAGGAGAAAAACCTTCACTTGCTCTATTGATGTCTTCTACTACATAAAATCTTTTGAGTGCTACATTAAAATCATTAGCCGCATACTCATCTTTCATGTGGGGTAATTCAATTACATCACCTGGCATTATTTTTCTACCAATAGTTTTTACACTATAATTGATTGGCACTGTCATAAACAGTGTGTCATTTTGTAGAAATAAGCCAAATGCACTTAGATCAAAATCAACATCTTGCACATTATAGATACCACGCAATGTATATACATCTGGATCATATTTTCTATCTCTATTTTCAAGAAATATCATATCCTGTATGTTTGTTTCTTTCACAGCGTCATATCTAGGCGCTCCTGCTGTAGCGTCTGCTTCGTCTGGGTTTTTAGGCCCTAAATACTTGTGCAAGAATACGTCTGTACCCCCTACTGTAAACATTTCTGTTATAGTTTTGTCTAGGAAGTTGTAATCCTTGCCTTTTTCTGGTTTATATAAAGATAGTCTTGGCATAAACATATTTATCGTAACGATAAATACTATATCAAAAGGAATAGCTATGGCCGACTTAAAAACACAGAAAAAAGAGATATTTGACTACGTTGAAGCCTTTCTAGGCGGAGGCATGATTGATGTAGAACTAGATCCAGTGCATTATGAAACAGCATTAACAAAAGCACTGACTAAATTCAGACAGCGTAGTGATAATTCAGTAGAAGAATCATATCTTTTTCTTCCAACAGTAATAGATCAAAACGAATATACATTACCAAATGAAGTAATTGAAGTTAGAAAAATATTTCGTAGATCTATTGGATCACGTACAGGTGGAGGCGACGGCGGAACACTTTTTGAACCTTTCAACTTAGCATATACAAATACATATTTGCTTGCAAGTAGTAACACAGGCGGCTTAGCAACCTATAATGCTTTTGCTAGTTACCAAGAACTTGTAGGAAGAATGTTTGGGTCATTTATTGAATTCAATTGGAATAGCACAACAAAAAAACTTACTATGTTACAAAGACCTAGAGCAGAAGAAGAGCTACTTCTTTATGCATACAACTATAGACCAGACAGTGAATTGTTGAAAGATTATCTAGCAATACAGTGGATAAAAGATTACACACTTGCAGGTTGTAAGTTTATGCTAGGCGAAGCTCGTAGTAAATTTGCTACTATTGCAGGCCCACAAGGCGGATCTGCTCTTAATGGTGATGCACTCAAAGCAGAAGCACAAGCAGAGATGGAAAAACTAGAAGCTGACGTAGCACTAGCAGTTCCAGGCGGTGTAGGCTACGGATTCACAATCGGCTAAAAAGTACTTGACATTTAGATAAATTTCTTATATAATATTAATTCTACAGTGGAGTTACGTATGATTATAGGAATTTGTGGTTTAATAGGTAGTGGTAAAGGAACAGTAGCGGATATACTAGTTGAACACTACGGCTACAAAAAATTATCATTTGCAGACAAATTAAAAGATGGTGTTGCCAACGTATTTGGTTGGGACAGGGAAATGCTTGAAGGCGATTCAGATAAGAGTCGTGTTTGGCGTGAACGCAAAGACGAATTTTGGACAGCAGAAACAGGCACTGTAGTTACTCCTAGATTAGTATTACAATTATTTGGTACAGAATGTATGCGTAACGGATTCTATGACGGAATATGGGTAAGTCTTGTTAAGAAACACATTATTGATAACCCAGGGAACTATGTTATTCCTG